TTAATTGCTGCTGCTAAAAATTATGAGGCAATTAGACAGTCTTTCAAAGGGGCATATAAAGATCTTCAAGAAGAACAATCAAGTAAAGTAAGAGGTGGACAAGGACTAGCATATGACATGTAATGAGTGAGATTTATCAAGACATACCAACCTATGACAATGGAAAATGGACAATCACAAGTTTTGAATCCAGAGATGACTTCAAGCACTTTATACTTAGTGAAATATTTAGTGAGCCCGGAAAGTATAAATTCAACAAAACTACAAGTGAATTATTTACTTCAGAATCAACAAAGTTTAGAAGAGATGGTGTATACTGTACAGCTCCCTTTAAATCCAAAGATTATATAACATATTGGGATGATCAAAAAACTAGATGCCGAAAAGGTTTATTAATTAAAGAAGGAGGGTTAACATGGTATGTATGTAGGGAATACTACATGTGGCTAAACTTTTTACCAATCTTTGATAAAGAACAACAGAAGTTTGACTTTGCTAAAATTAGAGATGCTCAGTATCATATGGCTTTATATGAGTTATTAGCTGAGTTAGCATACAAACACGTGGCTATTCTTAAAAAAAGGCAGATTGCTTCATCTTATTATCATATGGGTAAACTTATCAATCAACAATGGTTTGAAGCAGGGGTTACTTTAAAGATAGGAGCAAGTTTAAAAGATTATATTAATGAGAAAGGATCTTGGAAATTTTTACAAGAATATGCTGCTTTCTTAAATGAACACACTGCATGGTATAGACCAATGTCTCCTGACAAGGTAATGATGTGGCAGCAAAAAATTGAGGTAAGAAAAGGAGATAGAAAAAATGAAGTTGGTCTTAAAGGTACTATACAAGGTATGTCATTTGAGAAAGATCCAACAAATGGTGTAGGGGGTCCGGTAAAATACTTCTTTCATGAAGAAGCTGGTATTGCACCAAAGATGGATCAGACATATGAGTATATGAGACCAGCAATGAGATCAGGTCTTATTACTACAGGAATGTTTATAGCTGCCGGGTCTGTGGGAGATTTAGGACAGTGTCTTCCATTAAAAGATATGATATTAAATCCTACATCAAAAGATATTTATGCTGTTGAAACAGATTTAATAGATGATAAAGGTACAACAGGTCTCTCAGGTTTGTTTATTCCTGAGCAATGGTCTATGCCTCCACATATTGATGAGTATGGTAATTCACTTGTAGAAGATGCATTAAATGCACTCAATGAGCAATTTAAGATTTGGAAGGAAGAACTTGCCCCGGAAGAATATCAATTAAGAATTTCTCAGCACCCAAGAAATATACACGAAGCCTTTGCAAACAGAACAGTATCTGTTTTTCCAACTCATTTACTAGCTGCTCAACAGAGAAGAATAGAAGAAAAAGAATATGGTGTTGAGTATCTGGATATTTCAACAGATGAACATGGTAAACCCGCTGTAAAGACAAGTAACAAAAGACCAATATCAGAATTTCCTATAAATAAAAAAACAGAGGACAAAACCGGTTGTCTTGCAGTATGGGAAAGACCAATAGAGAATCCAAAATTTGGAATGTATTATGCATCCATTGACCCTGTTGGTGAAGGTAAAACAACAACTTCTGAATCTTTGTGCTCTATATATATTATGAAGTCTTCAATAGAAGTTAATAAAGAAGTAGCTGGAGAAGTAGAAACATATATAGAGCAAAGTAAAATAGTAGCAGCATGGTGTGGTAGATATGATGATATTAATAAAACTCATCAAATGCTAGAACTCATTATTGAGTGGTACAATGCTTGGACAGTTGTAGAGAATAACATATCTCTATTTATACAGTATATGATATCAAGAAGAAAACAAAGATATCTTGTACCTAAGAGTCAAATTCTTTTCCTAAAAGATTTAGGAGCAAATGCAAATGTTTACCAGGAATATGGTTGGAAAAATACAGGTACATTGTTTAAAGCTCATTTACTTAGTTATGCTATAGAATTTACTAAAGAAGAATTAGATGTAGAAACAAAACCAGATGGTACAATTGTAAAAACAAAATATGGCATAGAAAGAATTCCAGATCCTATGCTAATAAGAGAAATGCAAGAATATAGAGATGGTCTTAACGTGGATAGACTAGTATCCTTTGCAGCTTTGGTTTCTTTTATGAAAATACAAGAATCTAATAGAGGATATTTAAAAAGACATATTAGTGATGATGCCTCTAAAAACTTGCAAAAGTCAGAAAATTTGTTTAAATTAAATAAGAGTCCGTTCCGCAATATTGGAACCAACTCGTCTTTTAATTCAAATAGTATTAAAAGATCACCATTCAAAAACTTTAAATAAGAGTTATGCAGGTATATAATGCGATGCAATTAAAGAAGGGAGCAAAAGTTGAACAAAACCGGTTAGGTAGTGTAACTCAACCTTTGCAATTTCTTTCTAAAAAAGAAAAAGATGAAGAATGGGCTGCTTGGAATTTGGATTGGTTAGAATGGCAAGGATTAAAACAAATCCGTAGAAATGCCAGAAGACTAATGAAAAATTACAAGTTAGCAAAAGGTATTATTGATAGAACAGATTATATTGTTGAAGAAGATAATGAGTACAGAGATATAATTGAATTACTTACAAAAGAAGATTCTTCTGCATTAGAATTAAAGTTCTATCCCATCATTCCAAATGTTATTAATGTTCTTGTAGCTGAATTTGCTAAAAGATCTACTAAGTTAACCTATAGAGCTGTTGATGATATTTCATACAATGAAATGTTAGAACAAAAAAGAGCCATGATTGAAGAAACACTTATGGCAGATGCTCAAACAAAAATTATTTCTGCTTTACTAGAGCAAGGATTGGATCCAAATTCTGAAGAAGCACAACAGCAATTAGCCCCAGATAATATCAAATCTTTACCTGAAATTGAAAAGTTTTTTCAAAAGGATTACAGATCCTTGATTGAGCAATGGGCATCTCATCAGCACAAAGTAGATGTGGAAAGATTTAGAATGGATGAGCTTGAAGAAAGAGGTTTCAGAGACATGTTAATTACAGACAGAGAGTTTTGGCACTTCAGAATGATGGAAGATGATTATGAAGTAGAACTTTGGAATCCTGTAATTACATTCTATCATAAATCTCCAGATAATAGATATATCTCACAAGCCAACTGGGTAGGTAAAACAGATATGATGACTGCATCAGATGTCATAGATAAGTATGGTTATTTGATGTCAGAAGAACAAATGGAAGCTCTTGAATCAATTTATCCAATTAGATCGGCTGCATATAACATTGGTGGATTGCAAAATGACGGATCCTTTTATGATGCAACAAAATCACATGATTGGAATACTAATATGCCATCATTAGCATACAGACAGTATACATCATTTATGGCAGGTAATATACTTGATGGTTCTGATGTTATTACACAGATACTTGCTGAAGGAGAAGATTACTATGACCAAGGTACGGCATATTTATTAAGAGTAACTACAGCTTACTGGAAGTCACAAAAGAAAATTGGTCACTTAACTAAAATAACAGAAGAAGGTGAAGTAACTAATGAAATTATTTCTGAAGATTATAGAATTACGGATAAACCAATTTATGACACTAGACTCTTTAAAAACAAAACAAAAGATAATTTACTCTTTGGGGAACATATTGATTGGATTTGGATTAATGAGGTTTGGGGAGGAATAAAAATTGGACCAAACGTACCATCATTCTGGGGTATGAATAATCCTGGTGGTTTTTCTCCTATCTATATTGGAATAAATAGGAATCATATTGGACCACTTAAGTTTCAGTTTAAAGGTGAAGCAAATTTATATGGGTGCAAACTTCCAGTAGAAGGTTCAGTATTCTCAGATAGAAATACTAAGTCTACTGCACTTATTGACTTAATGAAGCCATATCAGATTGGATATAATATTGTAAACAATCAGATTGCAGATATTTTAGTAGATGAGCTTGGTACTGTAATCATGCTTGATCAAAACTCTTTACCAAGACATTCTTTAGGAGAAGATTGGGGTAAAGGTAACTTGGCTAAAGCATATGTTGCAATGAAGAATTTCCAGATGTTACCTTTGGATACTTCTATTACAAATACAGAGAATGCACTAAACTTTTCTCACTTTCAAAAACTTGACTTAGAGCAAACAAATAGATTAATGTCAAGGATACAACTTGCAAACTACTTTAAACAACAGGCATATGAAGTAATAGGTGTAAACCCTCAACGTATGGGTCAACAATTATCTCAAACAACTGCTACTGGGGTGGAGCAAGCAATGCAAGCATCTTATGCTCAAACAGAAATGTACTTCATACAACACTGTGATTATTTGATGCCAAGAGTTCATGAAATGAGAACTGACTTGGCTCAGTATTATCATTCTACAAAACCATCTGCAAGACTAACATATGTAACATCAGCAGATGAAAAAGTAAACTTTGAAATCAATGGAACAGATCTTTTACTTAGAGATCTTAATATTGCTATTAGTACTAATGCAAATCATAGAGCTATTCTAGAGCAGTTAAAACAAATGGCTATTCAGAATAATACAACAGGAGCTTCTATATATGACTTAGGTAAAATTGTACAGTCTGACTCTATTGCATCTCTTAATACTGTTCTTAAAGATTCTGAACAAAAACAACAGCAGATGAAACAACAGGAGATGCAGCAACAACAGCAAATGCAACAAGAACAACTTCAAAAACAACAAGAGATTGAACAAATGAAGATTGATTCAACTGCTGCTGAGAAAGAAAAAGATAGACAAAGAGATATCTTAGTTGCAGAAATTAGAGCTGCAGGATATGGAGCTATGGGTGATGTTGATCAAAATCAAATGTCTGACTATAGAGATGCTATGAAAGAGATTCGTGAAACAGAACAATATCAAGAACAAACTGGACTTCAAAGAGAAAAAGAAGTAAATAGAATGACTATTGAAAATCAAAAAAGTCAATTAGAACGTGAGAAAATACAGGCACAGAAACAAATTGCAGATAGACAATTACAAATTGCACAAGAAAATAAAAACAAATTTGATGTAAAACCTCCTAAAGAAAATAAGTAGTTAGCCATATATTACAAAATTTTTTTTGCAAAGTTTTAAATTTTTGAAGTTTATTTTGTATATTGATATATAAACAAAAACCAACAACATGGAAACAACCAACACAAATCCTGAAAATCAGGTCCAAGATTCTACAACGGTAGGACAGGTAGATGTAAATATTGATGAGATCTTTGGAATGCCGGGAGCAGATAGTGTAATGCTTCCAGCAGATGAAGAAAAACCTAAATCAATGTTTCATAAAGAAACAGTTGATACATCGTTCTTTGACAACCCTACTGCTTCACCAGAAGAAAGAAAACAAGAGCAAGAAAAGAAAATTGAAGTTCAAGAAACAATTAATGAACTAGATAATCTAATTGCTCAAGAAGAAGAAGCCGGTAATAAAGGAAGACCAAAGGTTGATAAATCAGGTCTTGCTGAGTTAGCAACTAAAATGATTGAGGAAGGAACTCTTATTCCTTTTGATGATGATAAACCATTAGAAGAATATACTACAAAAGATTTCCGTGAACTCTTTGAAGCAAATTTTCAAGAAAGAGAAAATCAAATAAGAAGAGATACTCCAAGAGAATTTTTTGAAGCATTACCAGAAGAACTTCAAGTTGCTGCTAAATATGTAGCTGATGGAGGACAAGATTTAAAAGG